CCTGAGCACCGGTGCTGCCGCCAAACGTCTGAATGCGGAAATACTCAACTCCGCCCGCAGCGAACGACAGTACATCACTTGTGCCTTGAAATATCCCGGTGTTTGCGTCTGCTTGAAATCGTACTGCAGGGTTGGCCGCAGTGTACACTGACCCGAGTGAGACTTGATCAATTTCGGCAAATCCAAGATCGGTGTTCCCGCTTACAGTCAGCGACGTAAAATCACCGTGTTCCGCAACGATTGTTCCAAATGTGCTCCCTAAGCTCGGAGCATCCGGATCATTGTAAAGCGGATTGCCAAAAAACGGACGTGATCGATAATACAGAAAGTCAAGCGTAGGATACGTCAGATCATTGCCTGAGATGAATGGTAGCGCAATTTGACCAAAGAATTGGTAGGCCGCCTCAGTACCGAGCGCACCAATCATCAGCGGCTGTGTTGACGTGTTGATCGATGATCCCGGTGGAAGTTTATTACCATACGTTAGTTGTCGATTCACACGTATCTCAAGGTTGAGATTTTCCATGGCAATGCCAGTGATGAAATACCACGCCTCCTTCTTTATTGTGTCACCGTATGCCACGTAGTCAGTAGCGCCAATCCGAACCTTGAACGTCGGAGTTCCTGCAAAGACGGACAATGCATAGTCAATTCCGCCAATGAATTGATTTGCCGTCCCTTTGGCAATGATCCCCCAGTCTTCAAATGGAGTATCGTACAGGTACACCCACGCCCCGACGGCAAGCGTTCCCCCTGTGCTGAGACTGGCATGCGACGGCGCTCGAAATGCTACTTGTTCCATGGCAAATGTGGCATGGTCATTGAACAATAACACGGTGCCGAGAACACCCTCGACAATGGCATCGTTGAATGTTCCGCTTGCGTCGTATACCGTCCCCGTGGTGTAGTTCCGCCCCGTGTAGATGGCGCGTAGGTCGGGAATGGCAAGGTATTCGCTCAGAAGATATTTCCACTCCAGATTACCGTAGACGTCTCGTGACTCAATGCGCCCTACGCGCCGGTACGTCTCGTCAATGACCCGGATAATATCGTCGCTCATACATTCCTCAGAATGGAAATTCTCGACTATCAAATCGTACCGCTGCCGTGACACTCTCCTGACCTGAACTGAACGACACGGCTACCGCGTCAACGCGAACGGGAAGATTAAGTCCGAATGCGCTCAGCGTGACAAAATCTCCAAACCCCCAGTGAACGCCGTATTGCGTCTGTGGACTATTGATGATCTGTGCCTCTGCAACAATTCTTGGACGAGCCCTGCGAATGGCTGAGCGGCCTTCCTCGAATAACTCCGATGTCAACGTGGCGTTCTGCGCGTTGATGAACATCTCTCGATAGTGCCATGGTGAAATCTCGGCATACGTCGGCGAGACCAATCGCTCAATCTGCCGACTCACTCCTTCACCACGACCACCCACGACAACAGCATTGATTTCATCTCGGTAGTCTCGAATCAACGAGATGCTGTTGACGTTTCCGTACTCAATCCCAAGATACAGCGGAGCAACACTCCCGACTCGTCGGTCAATACCCCGCTGACCAACAAATGTCCGAAAGACGAGCTGTGATCCTTGCTTGACAATATCGAACGCGAGATACTCGGTAGGAATCGCCTCCGTGATGCTGTCGCAGATACTCTTGAGAACATCAAGAACATTCTCGTATGCGCACGCTCGACCAATGACGACAGACTGCGACGAGTCGTTGTCAATCACCCACGGATAGCGCCGAGATACAGCCGCAAGCTCGCCCGATTGCTCGCGCATGATCGCCTTTAGAATATCGTCTGCGTAGCCCTCTTTGTTGGCCTCACGGCTTTCTGAGTGGTTGATGATGAACCGCCCGGGAGAACCAATGAGCCAGAGCGGATGCACAGCCTCGATGACGATGGTCTCTGCACCGTCCTGACTCATACTTCGATTGATGGTTTGAATAAGCCAGACACTCTCGCCATCAAGAACCTCGTCACCGAGCGGAGGACGACGCCAGACTTCAACAAATCCGTCAATGAGGATCATCTCAGGAGGAACAGACTGCGGCGTTACCTGGAGCGTAAGCCACGATGGCTGGTTGACAATTCGACCGTACGAAAGTGATTGAAATGTTGAGACTTCGATCAACTTGTTCCCGTATGGATCAGTCAAGAACACCGATATACGACTGTTGGCGCTCGCCGCCTGATCCAGTGCTTTTCGTTGCTCCGGATAGACTGGAAATGTTGTCTCAATGCCGATGCTCATGTTCGCCCCCCGCCGTCCGCCGACTGATGCCGTGGAGTCCACCAGATATCAGCCCGAAGATCATCATTGTCGGCAAGAAACGACACGCGATTGGTTCCGGGCAGTAGTCGCCACGTCGTGATGTTGCTTCCACCAATGATTTCGTTCAGTAGATTTCCGCGAATGTTTGAAGCAAAGGAAACGCTTCCAGGAATCAACGAGAGCTGCGCGATCTCGAACGGTACTAGCTGGCAGTTGAACCAGATATAGTCATTCGTCGTCAAGTTTGCCATCTGATACAGTCGCGCCGTGCCGCTTGAGTTATTGTGCAGACGCAGTATTGGGTACGCCTCCGCCATGCCTGAGTTGATCAACGTTCCGATGGAGTGCGGCTTGATGTCGGACGCCCGAAAATCCCCCGCCGCAATGGTCGTCCCGTCTCGCGTGGTGAAGATTGTGTACAGTCCGCTTGCAACGGTGGGACGGTTCGGTATGGTTCCAAATCCGTATGCAGCCCACGTGAGCGGCGTTTTGGCAAGCACTTCGCCCGGAAGCACCCCTGAGCTGGTTACACGAATCCACGGTACCGTCACCGGAATGTCTCCACTAATCCGCTCAAAATCCCCTACTGCCCAGAGCCTCGTCGTCGTCTCAGGAGCAAATGCCCTCACCCCGTTCAGCACATTATTTCCGGCAGAGATCGGACTTCCACGGTCAATTGACCCGATCATGGTCACGTTCGACCCCGTGATTTTAGCCAGCGATCGATAGCGATTGTCGTTTCGCCCGGCTATACCTTCAATAGGATCTTCAACCGTGCCTGTGACGCCAACATAGACGCTCGTATTGGGCAGCGCAATCATGTCCGACGGATATCCGGGTAATGTTCCGACGATCGGCCACGACGCCGTGCCCCATTGACCACGCCGAAAGACGGCGATCGTGTCGCCAATGGTTCCGCCAACAGTGACGAAGTTGCCGCCAAAATACAGCGCATCACCGATTTGCGTAAACGCGGAGATGGCACTGTTCTGATATTCCTCTCCAGTTGGAAACGGGAAATTCGAGTATCCTGCGACCAACGTTCCGGGAGGGTGCAGTGTTCCGTAATCTCCACTCGTGAACGACGATGGTAAGACGATGACATTGGACGATGATCCGAGTGCAGTACCGTTGACGCTGCCGAAGTTTCCTACAACAATGTATGATCCTGACAGCAATCGATCAAACACTGCAACTTCGTGAAATGTTCCGCGTAGCTGCGTGGTTACACTGGTAAACGACCACCCTAGCGTGCCAAACCCTGTTCCGATCTTGACAAATCCAATATCCAACGCCGCCGTTCCACCTAATGCACCGAACGACCCTGCAATCAGCAGTCGCTCCTCGCTAAAGTCCCACGACAGGTCACGGACAATGCCGGGATTGAGACTGCCCGCCACAAGACTGCCGACGACGTTGTTGGAAAACGATACCAGCGAGTTGGTGCGTGCTACTCCAGTGCTCTGCGATCCCCACGCTCCGCCAAAGTAGAGTGTGCCGAGGTCAGGGCTTTGCTCAATGGCGTATACCCGTGCATATGACCCTGTGGTAAAGAGTGGAATCGTGCCGTAGTTTGCAAGCGGATCGCGATACAGCACCCCTTGAATGGTCGAAAATGTTCCCGCCGGGACAAGCCTTGTTCCTTCCTGCGTTTGGTCAGTCCAGTACGGATCGTAGGCAGTGCATTGGATGAGTACGTCTTCCGTAAACCCCCGCGTGTCGCCAAACTCCAGACCGCCGCTCCAGTACACGTTGATCCCTGACGTTCCCTGCGCTCCGGTGTAGAGCAGACGAAACGGAGCATTCATCGGCGTGTTCGAGAGACGCAGTTGTTCAATGACCGATCGCCGAAGCTGATGCAGATGTCTCCACGACGTTCCAGTGAGCGTTGATGTCAGGTTGATGCTTCTCGGATCGGATCGCTGGCGCTGAAAGTCGGCACCATCAATCAGCGCATAGGACTGCGCAATGTTTTGCCATGACGGTGCGCCAATGCCGACCGACTCGTCAACGGTGAAGCCAAGATCGGCAAATGACACGACGTTTCCGTTGAGTCGCGTCAAAGCCGTTCGCTCTGAGATACTCTGATGCGTATTCCCAAGCCAGCGACATCCCGACTGGTCACCGTCAAAGTATGTTGTGGCCACTGTTCCCGGCTCAAGCACGACCCCGTCAATCCATAACGTGGACATCAATGATGCGTTGGTAATGCGCGGGACGACTCGGTTGTTTGTCACTGAGACGCTGACGCTCACACGGCTCCAGCGATCTGCCGACACGACCGTTGCACTCCCAAGCGTCGTTGATGCTCCAAGCGCCTCCAGTCGAATGGTGCCCGTCGTTCCGACCGCACGAACATAACACGAGAGCGTGTAATCCCCGGAGAGTGACGTAGCGGTTCCAGCGTTCTGCACAATTCCGGTATTGATGCTTCCGACGTTTGTGAACACCTGCATACCGAGCGCTCCGAAGACGCCACATCCGGGAGTTGCGGTTCCGCCCACGATTTGGCCAAATGTTCCCCACGTCGTTCCGCCAAACTCAAATGACGGGTTGATAATCTGATTGGTCGATGGTGCAGCCTCAATCAGGTACCAGTATGGTCCAGTGATCTGTGTCATTGCATTCTACCTTTGCGCACATCTGGGTTTGCCAGATATTATGTGTATGGTGCATGGCTGACGCCATCCGCATGGCTGACGCCATCGCCGATGCATCATACTTTTGCCATGATCCGGGCAAGTGCAACATCAGATGATTGGCTGATCCCCGATCCATGATATGCCGGAGAGAAATTGATCGTGGTGTAGTTATTGATAACGTCTCCTCCCCTTCCGGGTGATGCTCCCGGAACCATCGGTGTCGTGGGAAGCGCACCGTTATATGCCATGGTTGATCCGGTAAATGAGTTGCCCGTGCCGCTGCCGCCCCCGCCACCTGGCACAGGAAGTCGATTGATCCCTCTTTGAAATTCTGATCGTACCGATCCCCACGCGTCGCGTGCAGCCTTAATCGCACTCCTCGTCACGGTGTCGGAATTCTTAAATTCATCGTCCATCTTCTTTACAGCGTCTGCTGCGGTGTCCTTCATCGAATTCACGATAATAGAGCCGTAGGTATCATCCCTCCGACTCTTGAAGCTATCTCCGATTTTGTTGACCATTGCGGTTGCGCCGGGAACCATCGTATCTCTTTTGAACGTGTCTTTGGCTGCGGTTGTGTAGCCGTCAAAAGCAGTAGTGAAATCTTGTTTCTTATTCCTTACTGCGTCTACTGCGTTCGTCGTCATTGTTGCTGCCGGTCCCGAGACGAGATTGGCTGAAAATGCGCCTGAAGCCACTCTCCTTGCCGAACCCCAGACACTGATTTCATTAGTGTATCCCGCCCGAAATGGAGATAAAGCCGAGCCTACTGCGGATACTGCGTTCGTCGTCATCGTCTTTGCCGGTACCGAGACGAGAGTGGCTGAAAATGCGCCTGAAGCCTGTGTCCTTGCCGAACTCCAGACACTGATAGGATTACCGTATTCCGCACGAAGTGAAGATGAAGCCGTGTTTATTGCGGTTACTGCGTTCGTCACCATTGTTGCTGCCGGACCTGATAACGTCGTCGATCCGTACGTGTTTTGTGCTGAAGTCATCATGTTGTAGTAGGGACTTGTGGTCAACGTTGGAGCTTCCCCTAATCTGCTTCCCGTTATTGTAGCAGCGGCGTTCGTCACCATTGTTGAGGCAGGCGTTGATAACACCTGCGGACCATAGACATTTTGTGTTGCAGTCATTATGTTGTAGTAGGGACTTGTGGTCAACGTTGGAGCTTCCCCTAATCTGCTTCCCGTTATTGTAGCAGCGGCGTTCGTCACCATTGTTGAGGCCGGACCTGATAACGTCGTCGATCCGTACGTGTTTTGTGCTGCTGTGGTGTACGATGCAAGCCGAGAGTCAATAATGCTCTGCGTGCTTGCAAGTGTGTCTCCCGCAGACGTCACCATTGCTGACGTGTTGGTGGTGAGCTGTGACGTTGCATTTGTTGGCCACATCGCCGCAACACTACTGAGCGGTGCAACACCGTCCTGAATTTTCTGCTGGCTTGACGGAGAGGAAAGCGCGTCACGTGCGCCAGTCAGCAAGTTCCCAACTTCCGTGTTCATAGGATTTATGGCGTCCCTCAGCCACTGCACTGCGCCCGATGCAAATGGAGCCCACTGAGCAACCCATGCTTCAAGATAGTCAAGGACTTTGGTCTGAAGACTGAGCATGAAGAGACCAACGTTGATCAGCAAATCAGGGATTGAGTCAAGAACCCATCGATGACTTGTTGTTCCGAACATCAACATTGTCTGCGCCCATCCGGGAAGAAATCCGATTATGTATGAATTGAGACTTGCTCCCCACTGCGCAAGTTCATACACCATCCGGTCAATTGATGCTGGAATCCACACCACCATGTAGTCAATCCACCCTCCCGTGGCGGTATTGAGTAATGCTCCGAGCGACGCAACGTACGCCATCATGTTGTTTGCAAAACGCTGCCAGTGTACAGGGAATTCTGCTGTTGCCGTCTCAATAGACTTCCAAAGCTCAGCACCGAAGGCAATGGTCTGGGTTTGCCAGATGACGTGCTGTCGCGAGAGAAATCCGCTGATGGAGTTCCACCACAGCTGTGCTTCGCGGTCGACCTCTTGTCGCGTTGGAAGGCCGAACAGAGCAGTGAGCGCCTCGTTGAATTTTGCAACATTGCGATCCCAGTTACCAAGATTTGATGTCACCCAGTTGATCAGATCACCAAGAAAGACTGAGAGTGCAGCAATTGCCGCTGGTGTTGCCAACAAAATCCACGACGCTGTTTTTACCGTCCACTCTACCCACGACAACGCAAATGCTGGACCCTCCCGAATAATCCACCCCACCAAGCTGGTGAACCATGTGTTCAGATTGACCATGAGCTGGCTGGTTCCTTCAAGAATCCACATGACCGACTCTCGTTGCCATTCCAAGTATCTTCGCCTCAGCTCCGGTGCCTCGGCAATGATCCAGTCAAGAATTTCATTGATCCATGCGCCAAGATCAATCAAACTCTGATCGGCAGCCGTCTTTATCCACTCGTATGCCTCAACGGCCCAATTCGCAAATTCAAGCGCAAGATCTTCAGGTCGACTCTGCGTCCAGCGTACAATCGTATTGAACCAATTCTGGAGTGTTGTCACGACCGTGCTGGACGCATTCAGAATCCATTGCCAGAGCTGCTGACCCCATGCGACAAACTGCGGTGCCCACTGAGCATACAATCTGGATACTTCGGTCGTGAGTGTACTCCACCATCCTTGGACTTTGACTGATGTGTCAGCCCACGAGTCCTGAATCCACTGCCAGAGCGTCTGTCGCCAGCTCAAGAACGTCGTAGCCCATCCCGGAAGTTTCTTACCGAATTCGTCTTTCAGTTTGTTGTACCACGTCTCAATCGTAGGGGCGAGATCGGGAATTGCGTCCTCAATAAATCCCCAGAGAGGCTTTGCCCATTCCTCAAGCTGTGCCAGCCACTTCGGAAGCTCGCCAATAATCCACTGCTCAAGATTTCGATACCATTGACCAATCGCCAGAATCGTGGTCGGTCCCGAGTTTGTAATCCACTGAAACAATGTGGCACGCCATGCCATAAATTGAACTTCCCATTCAGGAAACATTGCGTTGACGTTCGCGACAAGCTCGTTCCACCATGTGGTCAGTGCCTGCTCCGTCGTGCCAATTGATCCTGTGATCCAGTCCCAAAGCCGTGTCGCCCAATCAACGAGCGTTGCACCCCATTGTGGAAGCTGTCCGTTCAGATAATTGACGAGCGTATTCCACCAACCTTGAAGCTGCGTCTGAACATCTGGAATTGCATTCTGAATCCACTTCCAGAGCGATACCGCCCAGTCAACGAGCTGCTGCTGCCACAGAGGCCACTGAGTTTCCATCCATGCCATGATGGTCGTCCACCAACGATTGAATCGCTGCAACGTTGGTGGAATTGCCTCTTCAATCCACTTCCAGAGCAGTACCGCCTGATCGCCGAGTTGGAGCAGCAGCACAGGAAGCTCTTGCTCAATCCATGTGCTGATGATTGTTCCTAGCGTGCCGATCGCCGCAGCTGCCCCACTGATGCCTCCGCCCGCGTCATTGAACGCTTTCTCGAGCGCTCCCCAGTTGTTGGCAACGACGGCCGCAGCAACTCCGATGGCAAGAGCCAGTGGTAACAGCGGACCGAGCGATGCGAAGAAGGCAAATGCACTTCCCCGCGCGGTAACAAATGCCGTTGAGATGGCGCCAATTGCCTTTGTGGCCACGCCAATGATGCTCGGCCCCGCAAAGACCAGAAGAGCACCGGACATTGCCCCGAGTATGGCACGCCACTGCGGCAGAATGATGTCCATGCTCTCAACAATGTCTCCGCTCAGGACACTGAACTGACCTACAATGATCGGAACGACGTCGGCAAGCGCCTGTCCGACTTTTGGAGCCATGTCAATGATGTATTGGTATGCCTCTCCGACGAGTTGATTTGCTGCATCATAAATCTTTGGAATTGCATCTTTGATTCGACCAAGTGAGTCCTCTTGACCCAGAAAGACGCCGACGACTTCGCCGCCAATGGTGACGATCTGCTCCATAACAGGGAGAAGTCTATTCCCTAACGAAATGCTGGCAGCCTCAAGGGTTCCCATGAATTGCTCGACGGCGAACTCGTATCCTTGCTGAACGATCGCCGCCGTTGCTCCAACACCGTTGGCCGCCATCATGGTCTGGATGTATTCTTCGTATGCTTTACGATCTCCTTTCGCAATAATTGCCGTGACAGACTGCTTGCCTTCTTCGCCGAATATATCTTTGGCAAGTTTCATGACTTTGGCATTCTGACCACTGTCCATCATTTGTTTCAGAACGTCGAATTGCTCGATCATGTGTTCTATGCCAAGAAACGTTCCTTTTTCGCTGAAGAAGACAGACTTCTCGTGCTGCTGAATAAACTTCTCTGTCTCCGACCTTGTTTTCCCCATCTGTATTGCGAGGTCTGTGAGTTGCTCTCGGAGAACTTCGGGGCTGTCTCCAATGTCCTCCAAGCTTATACCGTAATCTTCACCGTACATCGTGAGCGTAGAGATGGCATCAGAGACGTTCAGCGATGTCCAGCCAAGCTCCTGCATCGCAAGACGTGCTGGCTCAGTATTGGGTTGAAGATTGTTGAAGAGGTAGCGCATGGACGTTCCAGCCGTGTTGGCATTGCTGAACCCGTCCACCATGTAGGACAAAATACCAGTGAAGTCGTCGAAGCTGATCCCTGCGGTCTTTGCAGCTGCGGCGGCGTTTGTCATGCCCAAGAAGAGTTGATCAACGTCGGTCGTTGAAGAGTTTGCCGCCTTGACCAGCGTGTCCTGCATTGCTACGAGCTGCGCGGTGTCTTCGGCAAGCGTGTTGGTCGAGTCCCTCCACATCGCAAGTGATTTTGCACTGATCTCTGCCGCACGCTCTGGACCCACAAATGCCGCATCCATGAAGTTGATCGTGCTCTCAAGCGTTCCAACGGTTTCTTGTGTCGAGTCATTGAACATGCCTGCGACGTTGAGGCCACCCTTGGCCATGTCAATCATCATCTTTGTCGCGTCAAGCACCGTAACAGGAAGGCGGGCGCCGACATCAAGAACAAGATCCTCGAATGCCTTTATCTCCAGCCCGGCAGCCGCAACGCCACTTCCTGATGTTGCCTCAAATTGCTGCATCAGGTCTTCAAAGGATGCTGCGGTATCAACGGACTGCTTCGCAAAATTCGGGATTGCCATGGCGAGTTCGCCAAGCTTATTCATGACATGCGTGGTCAAGTTGTGAGCAATTGAAAATGCAACATTCTCCCACGCTAGACCGTAGTTTTGAATAGGCACCTTCGCCGCATCTACGGCACCCCCGACGTTTGCTACCGCTCCTGAGACGTTTGCCAGACCTGAGGCCGCAGCTGCACCTGCACTCGACGCCGCACCACCAAATCCCGATGCCGCAGACGCCGCAGAGCCAAATGCACTCCCCGCGTTCTTTCCCGCAGCAGTGATGGCCGACGACGCAGCGTTTGCAGCCGACGTGATGGATCCGATGGCACCAACAGCAGCCTTGGATGACGCGGTGAACGTCGATCCAAGTGTTTTGGCCGACGCATTGATTTCTTTGAGTTCTTTGAGGAGTTCACTCAGCGCAGTGGTGATCGCCTTGACGCCCGCCGCCTGCGCTGTAGTTTTGATGGTGATGGAGATGTTCGCCACGATGACTCGCTCCGGCTACGCCATAGACGAACGTGAGGTGCCTCTCGGGAGAGTCCGCGCCATGACCACAGCCTGCGCCATGACTTGATGTTTGGTGTTTCTCGGGCGCGTCCGTCTATGGCGCGGCGGAAGCATTATCGTCGAGAACGATTGCGGTCGGCAGCACGTTTTTCCTGAACACGACGGATTTTTGTTTGCTCTTCGTGATAGACACTGTATCGCGCTGCCCAGATTTGACTGCCTGCACCGTTCTCGATCTCCCACGGAGGAACGTGCCAAGCCTCCGCGAGTTGCAGTGTGAGTAACCACCGTGGCGCAGTCTTGCCGATGCCAGACAGGGCATTCGCCACAGCTACCCGCTCGCGTTTGGGACAGAGACGGCCTTGATGATCTTGTCCGTGACTGCACGAAATTCTGCCAGCGTCATCTTACGCATGATCGCCCGATCAACGCCAAACAGATCGGCGTATACGGTGATCATTGCCGAAAACTTCCCCGACGTCTGCGCCTCTTCCATGTCCTCCATGAACCCGATCGTGAGTTTGTCCGGGTCAATGGTGAATGTGATTTCGCCCTCGCTCATGACGCCTCCTATGCTCCACTGAATTCCGACGTGCCGCGCCGAATGATCTGGATCGTACCACGTCCTGCAGCTGGCATGGTGGGATTGTATCGCGAAACCCACGACGCCTGAACAATGTCGTTCCCGTTCTGGTCGTCCAGTCCGCCGATCTCCAAGTACTTGATAGGAAGTCGGATGAGTAGCTTCTTGTTGGCAGTTCCTGCTGAGTTATCGGCAATCGTTCCACCAACAAACTCGACCTGCATCAGCTGCGCCACCTGATCACGCCAGCGCTGCTTGACCCCCGCTGTACCAGCCATGCCGAACGTGCCGTCAACCTGATGCTCAAACGTAAACTGCCCCGAGATGGCCTGCGATGTCAGCACCGCACGATACGGATACGTGGTTCCGCTGTCAACACTGTACTTCCACTCCCACTGACTTTCAACCGACACCTCAAACGAGAGGATGTTTCCCGAAGGAACCAAGCCAGTTCCCCAGTTCGTCGGAGTGTCCGATAGCCATATGGATCCACGCGACGCAAGAATGGTCTCAACGTCGGGGATCGTTCCAGCAGCCGAGAACGTTCCAGAATCGTTGGTTCGATCCACGTAGCGCGCAGACCAGTCGGCACTATACCGCAGCGGCTCACCACCGGCTCCTGAAAGCGAGAACTGCGTAACGATCGCGTACGGCAGAACCTCAGCCTCAACATTGTTTCCCGCCTCGATGGTGTACGAGACGACAGGAAACGTCTGCGTTGACGGAAAGACAAGTTCCTGAAAACACGTTGACCCCGAAGCAACCATGGTTCCCTGATACGCGCCACCCGCAGTTGTCGTGCCAAGCCCCGCTGCAAGCAAAAGATCGGAGAGCTGCTCAAACGTTGCCTCCGTGTCTGCAAACGAGATCTGACCGGCGAGGCGCGGGATGACAGTACGATTCGACCCGCCGAGGATCCCAATCTGCTCCTCGATCTCCATGACTTCACGAGCGTCTTCCGGCATGTCACCAGCACCGCGCCACAAAAACCGAGGAACGACTGAGACGCCCGGCGTTGTCTCCCGCTTGAGCCGAATGGAACGTAGTTCCTTGATACCCTGCGTCATACATCTCTCCTTTATGCACGCCCGAGAGCGATCGTGATCATGGTCATGGTGTGAGTCGCTGCTGCGATGTCAGTAGCTGCTGCGATGTCAGCAGTGGTCATGGCTCGGACATGATGTCTCGTGTAGTATATCATATTCACAGCGCAGAAGTCTCGGTATGCTCCGAAGCTGCTGCGCCGTCAGCAGCGGCAAGCATCCACTGCACGATCTTCAGTGCATTTTGCTGAATATCTCCCGATCCGTCAAGTACGTAATCCCAATGCCTTGGGTGCAGTTCTCGCTCAAACTCGTCAACGGGCACGGCCGAACCATGAACAACTTCCCCGCGAGCCGCAAGCCGCTGAGATCGAACATGGTCAGGAGTGTCGATCAGTACTGTTGGAATTTTCCGAACATGGGCGTAGTCTCGCTCGTGCAAAAAACGTATACCTACAACGATAGCACCTCGTCGAAGTGAATGCGGAATGTCGGAGATTATTCTGAGCAGTACCGTCGGATCGTGACGTAATACCTCCGATGCTCGCTGCTGAATATAGACACGATGTTTACTCCGAAATGCATCGTAGCGATCTTCAGAGACCTGAAAGGTTTTCATGACCCACGTCTTCGCCGGATGCACGACGTGAAACTTCGTAGATGGCTCGGCAATACATCCGAGAGCTACGGCGGAGTTGGCGATGGTGTCTTTTCCCGAGGCTTTTTTTCCTGCAATAAATATCATGCCAACCCCGTCAAGCTATGACGATCGAAGGATCCGTACTGTAACGTCAAGTGTGAATCCAACATACGAAACTCCACCAAATGACAACGACGGCGTCACACCACTGTCTCGATGAGGATTGCCAAGACCTTGCGTGAGTACCGCCTGATATGCTTTGAATCCTGTCTCCTGAATAAGGACGACGTTGTCAAGCAGAGCGTTTCGGACGACATCCAGCCAGTCAATGGCCTCCTCAGTTCGACTGGGTATATCGTTTTGTCCCAGTGGCTGAATGTAGACAATGATCGTCAATGACTGCATGAACCGCCGCTTGCCGCCTGCAATGCCTTCATAGTCAAACGAAGATCCGCCTGGCCATGTTAGGGCAAGTGGCAGCTGTGCTGTTGTGAGCTGTGTCGGGTATCGGTCAATGTGGGGTGCCTGCAATGTTATTGTCTTCGACCCGACGACGAGCGTCAGTCCGTTCACGACATCTTGCAAGGCGTCTATGACATCACGAGTGATCATGCGAGTTTTTCCTCATGTGCGTTCGCAAGAATGAAGTGACGGTCTGCCATGATGAGTCCGAAAATACTTTGCCTGACAATACTCAGTAGGTGATTGTGTATGATCATCATCATGGCATGATGATCATGGCCGACGGGAAGTTGCTTTGCCGCCGGCAATGCCTCAGTTATTCGCTGGATCATTGACACACGATCGGATACGCGGATCACGCATCCCGCTGCACCAAATAGTATCAGAGATCCAATGTCGTATTCTTCGTCTATCATCATGATGGACACAATTTCGTGCGGATTCCATCGCTCGTCCATGTCCAGAAGCATTGTCGCAAGACCGCCTTGCGTCATGAAGAATGACTTGAGATGATTGCTCGACACGACTGCTGAGGTCGCAGCAGCAGCTGACGTCGCAGCAACAGATCGTTGAAAGTGTGCAGCCATTGCGTGATTTGTTGCAACCATCTGCTCCAACGGAGTGAGACCATACCGATCCGTGAATACTGCTGTAACGTCAGCAGCTGCTGCGACGTCAGCAGTCGTGACCGAGTTTGTGGTAATTCCAAGCGTTTCGGAGAATGTTTTCAGAATACGTGCTTTGATGAGAAGTGCGTTTCGTTCAAAGCCTTTCATACATTGTCTCCCTGATTATATCCACGACGCTTCAAACAATGACGGAAGAAGAATCGTGACTGGATGCCCGGAAGAGTTCCATATCGGTGCGGCGTACGACCATGCAAGACGATACGCATCTTCAAGGCATACTCCCGTAATGATCGGAGTTGAGTCAACGTCAACGGTATATCCAGTATCGTCCTGATGAATGTCAATGATCATCCTACCACCAGCCCCATCCATATACTTCGCGGTTCCGCTTCCATCCTTCCATTGCCTCACACCAGTTACCGTACCTTTGGTCGGCGTACCACGTGAACCACGCAACCTGATCATCAATGTTCCAAGGAAGTGGTGGCATGCCCCATACCGTTGTGTATCGCTGTCCAAGACCCCATGATCGACCACGGTCTCCAACGGCAGCGGGATCCCATCGTGATTCTCGTTCAAAAATATACGCTGCACACGCAAACTCGTCTGATCGACCCATGACCTCAAAGATGCTGTATACCTGACCTTCAACGCCGTCGACAGGTTCTTGCTCAGCAACGTCATGACCAGTCTCGACCATACCAAACAGAAACGTAAGAAGCAACACGAATTTCATGACTTCTCCTCGGGCGCGACCGCACCTTGAATGCGACCCGCGACATGACCATGACCATCCCCACTCTCAGGCACGGATCTACTCTCAGGCGCGGAGAGGATCTGCACGATCGCCTTTGCCCGTTCATAGGACAAGATCTGGTAAATACGTGCCGTGCTCAGTGAATACGACTGAGCCAATGAAACGATTGTCTTTCCTTCGTTGTACTCCCTCCAGATCCCCTCGTCTCGTTCCGTCGTTCTGCGCTGATATCGCGCTCCGGTTCGGGTGCCGGTACCGGTAGTTGGAGTGAATCGATGACGGTTTGTTGGTTTGCTGAATTTAATACGACGAACGTTCGATGGACTTGTTCCTGTGGCGACGGCAATGTCACTGACGCTCTCGCCTGCACTGATCCGTCGCAGAATGTCCTCGCGAAATGGATCAAGCGGTACGATTCCGTGCCTCTTCAAAACCTTCCTTACCGTATACGGTGAGAAGCCGATTGATTCTGCAATCCCAAGAGGGGAAAGTCCTCGTGCGGCAAACGATGTGGCAAACGCAATGATTGCTTCGTCATGAATTCGTCTTCGGTTTGAGCCGACAACAATGTCGTAGCAGATCTGATGAACTCTCTGACGCGAAAGTCCCCAGTGCTTTGCCGCGTCTTGCAATGACATGCCTTTTCGTACCCTTGAACGGATTTCTTCGTTTCGTTCAGTAAACTCCACGTCATCCCCGTCGTCTTCTGTGAGTCACCTGCTCTATACTGTACCACAAGAGCCGATGTTTGTCAAAGTGCGCTAGCCGAGCCATGAGCACGACCCGCGATTTGACAAAGTGCCACGTTTACTGTTGCAATATTTCGTTTTGTCCACGAATGCGCTATTTTGGGCGCTACCCCCCCTAAAAGGGTGTAAGAGTAGTAAGACTTGGCACCTTAGAGGCTTTTTACCGCATCACAAAGCCATCCAAACTCTTACACCAACTCTTACACCCCCCCTCTCACCCTGTAAGACTTACTAAGACTTACTACTCTTACTACTCTTACTACTCTTACTACTCTTACACCCTTTT